TTAATAAATTCTATCATTTTAAAGCTATAAATTGTGGTAGTGTTAACGGGTCTTTTTGCGTGTCAATTTTTAAGATTAACTCGTCTAACTTATCGTTGTTTTCTTGTAATTGTGGCGCATCTGTCGCTAATTGGATTTGATTACCTACGTAAAATGCTTGCTCGTATGTTCCTTTTAACATTGAGCTTCTACGACGAACACCTGAACTTGTATCTCTACCTACAATGTCAAACCCACTAATACCAATAAATCTAAATGGTAAAGCGTTGGTTGCTAAAGTTGCTAATAATGTTCCTGTCGCATAATCATCTGTTGCTGTTGCGGTTGTAACTTTCCATAATTCGTAACCTAAATTATCACCACCTAATATTGACAATTGACTATCTCCGTTCGCGTCTTCAATCAATACGTTGATAATTTCAGTATCGGTTGGCGTAATTGTTTTAGGCGGTGTCGCTTTCATTGCGTTGTACTTACTTGTTTCATTAACTACAATTGATTTGTAAGTAATCGTACCGGAAGCAACCCCAACTATTGCACTTGCATCGTCTTTGATTTTTACATTATACGTTCCGAAGTCTAAATACAAACCATCACGTGCAACTAATTGGCCTAGCTTAATACCTGCTTCAGTCAATCTAAAAATAGCTGTTGCATCGTAAATTTGCGAAGTAGTTGATAAAGTTGTGTAAGCACTTGCAGTTGCTTTGTTATCTGTAATACCCACATCTTCTTGATCCGTTGCAGTCCACCACATTTCACCACCTGCCAAAGTGATAACCTCATCGTATCTTTTTATTCCATACAATTCACGCGCTACATTTTTACTTGTTCCTGCATTCCCTGGAGGATAGTAAATAAAATAATCCTGTGCCGTTGCTGTATTGTTTACTTGAAAAAATTCAGTTGCTCCTGTTGAAGTGTTCCAAACACAAACACTTGCATCTGGTGAAATGTTTTCAAGTTTAAGTATTGTTGATGTGCCTGTACTATCTTGGTAAATACCATTGATTATTGCAGTTCCTGTTAAAGTAATTGTATTTGCCTTTAATGTATTAAAATTTCCGCTTCCTGTTGAAAGTGTTACGCCTGTAGCAACATTAATAGTCCAACCCACATAATTAGAAGTTGAATTTGCGGTTAAACAATTATCAGCTTGAAACAAGTTAGCTGTTTGGTTTAAGGCGTATTGATACGCATCATAAATTTGTTGGTACGTTAAGTTGCCTGTAATAGTCATTACTTTTGTAGTAAAGTTAAAAGCAATACCTGTAATAGCTTGTGCTGTTGCAATTACTTTACTCGAAGTTGGTAATGAAGCGTGGCTTGCTGAAACTTCAAAAGTATTATTGCCGCTTAAAGAAAGTGTAATAGGTTGTTTATCGTAACCATATCTACTTAAAAAAGCTGGATGTGTTTCTGCTCCTAACGTTTGTCCGCTACAGAAAAATTTTGGCGTGCTTATTAAACCATTTGTATTGGCATAATCCCAAGCGTAAATAAATTCAGTTGTAGCAAATCCACCACTGATTAAAATGTTTTTTTGTGACAAATCAAAAGTAATATCAGAAGTTCCACCTCTTGCTCTAATCCCTGCAACATTTGCTCCTACAGGTTGAAAGTAGAGATAGCCATCATTTAAAACATTACCTAAAGAATCTTTTGAAATTGCTTTTATTGGCCTGGAATACTCAATAACGTTATAAGTAGCACCTCCAACGGATTGACTATACCAAACAATATTAGTTCCTTTTAAATTAGCCTTAAGATTTACCCAAGCACCCGCATAAAGTGTAATTTGTGAACCTACATAATAAGCAGCTTTCACATAAGTTGTATCATAGTTAGGTATTTGAATGCGTGGAGATACTGAAATAATAGAAGCATTAATTTCTGGACCATCGGTGTCAATTGGTGTATAACCTGCCAATGAAGTTTGAGCAACCCCAAAATTCATCCAAACACCAATCCACGTTTTTGTAGCTTGAAAATTAATTGAAGCTTGCTGGTTCTCTTGTCTTATACGAGGTTGCCCAGTACCTGTGCCTTTTCCAGCCAATATCCAACAATTAGAACCTTCTGTTGAAATTACAGAACGGTGAATTGAATAAGTAGTCAGCCAATCTGCACCAAACCGAACACAAGCATCTTTTAGTCTAAATTTACCGGGATAGGCATCTGTACCGGTTAAGTATAGGATTTTTAATCCACTTGTGCCTAACCAATCAAATCCAGGGTAAGGAAAAGGTGCGTTATTTGCTGCCGTTTTTCTACCATCAAAAATAATTTCCCCACCACTTACAGAACCATTTACAACAAAAGTATTATTACAACTTCCATCATTTCGCAATTGCGCAATCGTCGTATCAACTGTTAAAGTTCCATTGATAGATAAATCTAAACCTCTAACATCAAAAATTCTGTATAAGTCTGCTCTATTTGTTATAAGAAAACCAGTTGCCGAACCTAAACTTAAGTTCATCGTATCTGTGCCAGTTTGTGTGATACCAGTTTGAACTGTAAAGGCTTGACCTGTAAAAGATGGAAAAGCAGAATCTACTGTTAAAGATGTAGTTGAAGCAATTGCTACAATAGTTCGTGTATTTCCACCTACTGTAATAGTACCACCTACCCTTGCGTGATTAGCACCTGCAGCAGCACCTGTTAATGTTGCAAATGTTGTTCCTGTACCTGTTACTGTTGTAGTTCCTGCACAAGATACCGTTCCTGCTCCTGCTACTGCTGTTGTTCTTGCAAACGCCATTTCTTAATCCCTTTTAATTATTGATAAAATAAACGCAACTGCGCTTAATATTGCTTTTTTGATCCCTCCGTAGCCCATTATAAGTATGTTAAAGATGCTCTATTGTTCCACACTTGATTAAATGCTTCGCTTCCGTTTGCGTATTCACTCATTAATACATTGCCTACCTTAGTATAACGTATAATTAACCAGTTAGCATCTGAATTTACTTTACCGATTAAAGCCTTACCTACGTAGAATAAAGTATCAGAAACCTCATCTAAACGCACGGTTAAACGTTTATCTTCAGTATCAGAATTTAAAGCCGTTAAAACATCGTCTAACTGCGCTATAATAGTTACTTGATTGTCCGAAGTAGCAGCACCAGAAGCACCACCACCTGCCATAGTAACTGGTAGAGGATTATTTTCTCCTACTTTTAAACCATTTTGGTTTATGGTTACTTGTGCTGCTGAAAATTCTTGCATTTCTCTATCTTTTTTAAATATAACTTCAACTTCTTGATGTTGTCCTCTTTTATCTTATAATTTTTCATATGTACCAACCTATAAATATACTATCTGAATCGTGTGGCATATCTCCGTTTGAGTTTTGGTTATACTCTGGAAACAAGCTGTTAAAATTTCTTATGTATGCGTTAAATCTTTCTGTGTAATGCTCCGCTATACTGCGTTCTTTTTGCACTAAAAAATCAACCTCGTTTTTATCTACCGATTCGCTGTTTTCGCTTCCGTGTTTATACACTCCTTTGTTCGCTATTGTGTAAGCTGCAAAAGGTAAGTACTCAACCATAGCCCAATGAATAAGCATAGGCTTTACATACGTTTCTAAAAGGCTTAAATAGTTACCACTTAAAGTATTTGAAACAATGTTAGATTTTAACCTGTCTAAAAGTTTAGTACCTAAATAATTCTGTATGTGTATATCTTGTGCTATCTTAATAAATTGCACAAACTTATCAGTATCTATATTGCCATTTGCAGCAGTATATTTAACTAAATCTGTTCTTGTTATTAGTAGTGCTTCTGCCATTATCTTGCGTCTTGTGGTAAGTTTTTATTAGCAGGATGAAATCCTTTGTTTGGTAAGTTGTTAGGTTGTACGCTAACTTGGTAAGGATTCGTAACTTTAAAACCTCTTTTACTTGCTGTTTCAGTTTCTATTTTTCGTGCGTTTGGATTAGTCACATCAATTCCTGCACCCTCAATAGAAGCGAATGTAAGCCTTTTAAAAGAATGGTGGCATCTTGGTCCTCCTTTGAATAGAAACACGTTATAAGGCTCTCCATTATGCCCAAAACCTTTATTTACTGAATTACTATTTACGTTTTCTAAATCCTCTTTACGATAAATCTTATTAGCGCTCATCATTGTTTTACAAAATGCTCTTTCTGGATTAGGATTTCCTGCGTATTTATAGCGCACTTTCCATTGAATATCCTTTACTACTTTGTCTTGTGAACTTTTTGCATTAGGAATAGCTTTAACCGCACTCGCTAATTTTTGTAATAAGTTTTGTTTAGGCTTCCAATTTTTCAACTGCTCATCCAACTCATCCTCTAAATCGTAGTCAACATCTCGTTCATCTACTAATACCCAACCCTCTAAATCTAAGTCCTCGCCAAGTGCTACCAAACCATCAGAATCTAACTCAATCTCTGCGCTTAATTCCGTTCCTGTTTCTTCTGCTACTTGTTCCTTATTAGTTGCGTTTTCTAAGTCCGTAAATTCTAAAGGTTGTAATGTTTTAAAGTATAATTTTAAGCTAATTCCGTTAAACGCTAAAATTTGTTCAATTGCGCTTAACATTTCGTCTTGCATTGGTCGAATAACCATATTATCAAACAATACAACTGAATTTTTCAACTCGTCTGCATTAGAACTAAAACCTGTACTTGTAGCAATACCGAAAATTAAAGGCGAAGTAACCGTATGCCCTAACATAATCTTGCGCATACACTCCTCACTTAAGAATTGGTATTGGTCTGCTGCATCGTTTAAAGGGATATCATCTACCGTTGTTTTGCTTTCTTGGTTATCGTTAAATGCTACGATAACTTTTTGCCCTCGTGAACCTGTTAACTTGCTTAATACTCTGCGTGATATTTCGTCTTGTTGTTCCTCTGTAGGTATTCCGTTGTTAAAGTTTACTACTTTAGTGCCTGAAAATCCATTTTGTACCTCGTTAATTAAGTAGTTAGAAATTTCTTCTTCTAACATTGCATAAGGTAACGCTCCGTGATAATCTACGTGCGAATAGTATTTCATACCAACCGAATATGGTTGTATAAATAGAATTTCAATCTTATCTTTAGACATTCCAAACGCAGAGAATCGTTTAGGCTCAAATTTCTTTGTATCTTCCCAATTATCAGAATAGTAGTAACCCTCAATTTCTCCGTTTTCGTTACATTTTTCCGCACGAATTAAGTTAACTGGTATATGAAAAGCCTTTAAAATCTTATCGTGTTTCTCGTTATAGTGTACCTGAATAGCAGACTGCCCTAACATCTTTCTATCTATAAACAATTTACGCAAACATTCATCGCTTAACAATGCTTTCATTTGTGCATATTCGTTCGGCTTTCTGTTCGCATCTAACGCACTTAATCCTTTTCCGTATAATAATCTGCATACGTTGTTTATAATAGCGTTATTTGTCGTAGAATTAGTGTATCTGTCTATTAAAAACTGATAGTAATTATTATCTTCTCCATACTCTACCCAATTATCACGCTTTGATTCCGTAATTATAGGCTGATTATATGCTGAAAGATTTAAAACGTGTACGTTATTCATATTGTTATAAATTCATTATTTGAAGTATGCGATGTATAAGCGTCTTTATTTACTGTATAAACTTCTGGTTGTTGCGATGTAACAAAGATTTTATCTCTATAAACTATGCTTGTTCCGTTGTACATTGTCAAGTAATAAAAATGCTCATCTTGTAAGTTATTTGCAATAGTAAAATTTAATGTTTTGTAGTACGAATTAGACACAACTGAAACTGCTGTTATAGGCACTATCTTATTCGTTAACTCGTTGTATATAGTTACGCTTGTGTAAGCATCCGAACGTGGACTAATTGCAATTGATTTTGTGCCTGAAGTTTTACTTAATATCTGCATATTAATATAACCTTAAAATGCTTTTTTTGTTTCAAAAAAAAAGCCTACCAAGTTAATGATAGGCTTTTAACACTTAAATATTTTTAAGCTACTACAATAGTTGCTGGTGAGAATATTGTAAGTAATTCTGTTTCGTTGCTACAATCCAAGAAGTTAGCAGGTACATTTTCCATACCTGTAAACGTTAATTTATATCCGTTGAAGTCACCCATAGCTACACCATCAGAGATAGTTCCTGCAGTCATATCCATACCTCTAAACAAACCTGCAATTTTAAACTGCCCTGCTCTGTTTCTAACTACGATATGTGGTCTACCATAAGCCAATAATTTAACGTTTTTAGTAGTCGCTAAATCTTGTTTTTTCAATTCAATAGATAATACTTGCTCAAAGAAAGTAGTTCCATTTTCACGTGAACTTTGGATAGTTTGCTCAAAAGAGTTTGTACCTTTCAATTCATATTTGTATAAAGATGTAACACCGTTAATATCTGAAATTTCATCCGTACCACTCGTATAGGTAACGTCTGATTCTTCAATACCATAGTTTACAAAGTAGATAGCATCCAATCCACCGATTGAATCCTTACAAGGCTCTACACGCCCATTTGCTAAATCACAAGCCATATTTTTATGTATTAAAAAAGGGATGGTGTATATTGCACCACCCCTCTTTAGTTAATTAATCTAATTAGTTAGCAGAGTTAACAATTCCGTATGTTACGATGTCTTCTACTACTGCGTATTGAACTCCTGCAGTTAAACGCATAACTACACGTACATTTTGAGAACCATCAATGTCTGCCATATCAATAACTTTAACTTCGTTATGGTCTGCCAATAATCCTGTACCAAAGTAAAGGTTGTCTACAGTTGTACAAATTGCTGTGTTGTTAGCTAATCCATTTGCTACGAAAATTTTGATACCATCGAACATTAATTCTCCGTTAGTGTACCACATTGTACCTTGGTTGTTAGCTCCATTAGAACCTAATCCAGATGCTCCGAATCCACCCAATGCACGTACATAAGCCTTAGCGATGTTTTGAGAAACGTAAATTCTTAAACCTTCGTTTGTGTACAAAGATGCAGGAATAGCGTCTACGATTTTACCTAACTCAGTAATTACGTTTGCTGCTGTAACTGTTATTCCTGCTACTTCGTTTGCAGTTGGTAACGCTGCGTCTGCTGCTAATAATGTAGCGAATCCGTTAAACTCTCCTGCGTTAGCTGTTACACCTCTCCAAATGTTAGTTTCGTTTTTAGCTGCTACTTTTGCTGCTACGTGTACGATTAAGAAATCAGCGAATGTTTTAGGCAAAGTGTCGAATGCAGAATAACCCATTGAGATAGCTTCCCAATCAGAACGAAAATCTTTTTTACACAATTGTAAGTTTACTTGAAACTCCTCTGGTTGTAAAATTCTTTCTGTTAAAGTGATTGTAGATGTAGCATCAAAATCGCAAGAACCATTTTTTAATACATCGTCTGTAGAAATTCTTTTAAGAACCTCTTTGAATTTAACATTAGGCTTTACTGTGATACCTTGTTTGTCAATTGTGTTAGCAGTCAATAATGCTGCTGCTACGTACTTACCTGCGAACTCTCCAGCGTAAGTAGTTGTAATACTTGTTGTTGTTGGCATTTCTTTTTATTTTAAATTATGAATTAATTTTACTCATTACTCGGTCAAGTGTTGACATTTCTCTGTTTTGTCCGTACTTGAAATTTACTTTTGTAGCTTCTACTTCTGGATTGTAGTTAATAGGTGTTACTTCCTCTAATTCTACTTTTTCCTCTACTACTTCTTTGTTTTCTAATTGTGCTTTCAATGCTACTACTTCAGCTTTTAACGCTTCAAATTCTTCAGCAGAAAATCGTGTTTCTTTTACTACTGATTCGATTACGCTTTTTGGTGTTTTAACCTCTGCCTCTGCTTCAACTGGAACTTCTGCTTCTGGTTCTTCTACCTCTACTTCTTCTTCCTCTGCAGGTGCTTCCATATAAGATGCAATGATACCTTCTTCTTCTACCACTAACATAAACCCGTTTTCCATTTTGTACTCGCCAATTGGTAAAGGGATTTTTTGCTCGTCTTCTGTAATGATAAAGACTTCTTGTTCTGCTTCAAATGCTTCAGCTTCTAAAACCGTTACACCATCCTCTAACATCATTTGCTCTAAATTCACTTCCATACCTAAAAGTTTCTTTACTTCATTTAATACTTCCTTTGCTTTCATTTATGTATTTTTTATAAAAACTTATTAATAATTGTTTTGTTGCCTTTTTAGTTTTCACGCACCATTGTACGCACTTCATTCACGTTGTTTACAATAGATATTCCTTGTGAGTTTTCACTACCTATCCCTTGTGCTTGTAAGCTACCATCACAACACTCTTTGCTGTAAGAACCATCTTCACACAAACACGCTTTATTGCCACCCTTCGGAGATGTTTCGCTTGTCGTTTTAAAAAAATCTTTTAATCCCATTTTATACTTGTTTTAAAATTTCTACTATTTTATTTATTAACTCTTGTTCCTCTTGCTCTTGTAAACTCATTTCTAATTTATCTGCAAAATAACCCTCAATTGAAAAACCTTTAACCTTACCATCTTTTACATCTTTCCATACGTCATCGTTATTTACTTTCATTGAAATCATCCAAGTGCCAACTGGCAAATTAAAGTTATATAATCGGCTTTTATCCGTTTTACTATCTTCAATTATCCAACTTTCAACTACGCTTAAACCTTTTAACTTTTGGTCGTGTTCGTACGTTGCGTTGTTTTGGTTTGAGTTCATTAAAAATAATTCAGATGCTTGACGTACCGTATCTTTCGAAAAGAATATATAATACTCCTCTTTCTCGTTACGTCTAAAAATTTGCTTATCTGGTATCAAAGCCGCACCCATTAAAATACGCTTTTCAGCATCTACTTCCTTAAGTTCTATTTCGTGCTTGTTTAAAGCTATAAAGTTTTCTTCTATTGCAGGAGAATGAACTACAGATACTGCGTCAATACCTGATAGCTTGTCTTTCTCGTCTATTATTAGTTCAACTATTTTCATACTTTAATAATTTATTTTTTTAGTTTTTGTTGCATTTTTAAAATAATTAACTATCTTTGCTTCGTGTTCATAACATAATTAACAGGTTTTTTATCATTAGGTAAGTAGATAAGCAGTCAGGCGTGGCTGCTTATTTAGTTTTACCCAATCGTTGCATTGTTAACTATGTTTCTATCTAAACTTTGTGCGCTTGATACTTCCCCACTAACTACATACGCTTTAATTGGATTGCTTGATAGTTGTGCTAATTGGTTTGCACCTCCTGCTCCTACTACGTTAAAGTTAGCTGCTTGTACGTTTGGAACGCTTGGAACTGAACCTGCAGCACCGCCACCACTACCTCCACCTTCAAATTGTGTAGATGATATTTTCTTAATGTTTACTAAACCTGCTGCAATTGCTGCGGCTGCTGCTACACCACCCAATACAGGCCCAACTATAGGAATACCTGACATAGAGCTAAACGCTGAAGTTGCCGCCTTAAACGTGTCAATTGTAGCACCTGCAATATTAACAGCCTTTTGAACTTGGAACGCTTTCTTTTGTGATGCTCTTGATTTACCTGCAAACAACTCAGCAAGACTACCAATCGTAGCTAATCCATTTTGTACTGTTTGTATCTTTGCTTCTTTAAGTTGTTTCTGAGCTGCTATTTCTTTATCCGCTGCTTGTTTATCTAAATCCTCTTTTTGCTTTCTATATTTAGCCTCAATAGCTGCAATTTCGCCCTCTGTTAATTCTTTGTTTTGTAGTTCTAAATCCTTTTGAATATCAAGTAAATCTTTTTTTGCTGCTATGTTATTTTCATCTGCAGTAATTTGCGCTTCTAAGAAACCTATTTGATTGTCGTAAATATCTTGCTCATCTTTTGCTCTTTTTGCTTTTCTATCTTCCGCACCTTTCTTTTGTGCTTCTAATCTTATTTCAGCTATTTTATTAATCTCATCAAGTAAATCTTGCTCCGCTTTCTTTTGCAGTTCTTTTAATTCTTCTGCTTGTTTCTTTTGCTCCTCTTTTTGTTTAGAATAGTTTTCTTTTCTTTTGTTGCCTGATTCTTTAGCGTCTGCTTCTGCTTGTTCTCTATTCTTTTTATTATATTCGTTTGTTAAAACATACTTTTGTGTTAATAGGTTGTTATACTCTAATGCTTCCTCATTTGTTAACTTACCTCTATAACCTTTAATGTATGCTAATTCTGCGATACGCTTTTGATTTATTTCTTTCTCTTTCTTGTATATCTGCTCATCTGTTGCGCCCTTAGATTGTAGTATCTTTAATTCGTTTTCAAGCTGTGAAACATTACCTTTAGAAACCTTTTGTTTTTGTTTAATTAAATCTATTTCACTTCGTAATTGGTCTTCTGCTTTTTTACGTTTGGCTACTAATCTTTCTTGCTTTGCTGCTTCATCTTCCTCTGCGTTACCTAATAATGCAAATGCTGCAACTAATGCTGCAACTGCTGAAACAATTAATAGAATAGGATTCTGTTTCATTATGAAGTTTAAAGCCTTCATTGTAGCTGCTCCTGCTATTTGTGCTACGTTCAAAAGTTTTTGCCCTATTGCAGTTTGTCCGATTGCAACCGCCATCGCTTTAAATGCTGGTATCGAATCTTTAATACCTTGAACACCCTGAGCAATAGCCATAGCACTCTGAACTTTCAACAATGCTTTTTGCACGTTTTCACTTTCAGCACCCATAGCACCCATAGCACCTTGCACTAACTCAAATCCACTTGTTACACCACCCAATGCACCGCCTAACTTTTGCGAAGTAGTCATAGCCAAACCATCTACTTGTGCATCCGTTTGTTGGATAGTTTTTTTCATTCTACCAACCTCGTTGGCTAAAATTTTAAACTCCTCTGTTCCTTGCTTTCCTGCGTTTGCTAATTCGTATAACTGATCCTCAAGTTCGCCCATACGACCTGTTAAAGGCTGTATCTCTCCGTACGCATCCTCAAAAGAACGTGAAAGTAAATCTATATTCTTTGTAGCTTCTTTAGTTTCTACATTAAGTATTACCGTTTTTTCAATTGCCATAACCTATGCGCTTACCTTGTTTAACTGCTTCTTTAAATCCTTTAGGAATTTTATACTTTCCTTTTGCTATATCTATATTCTCAGACACTCCGTAGAAGTCTGATATTTTTAGCATTGCTATAATTTGTTTTATCATTTTGGTACGTAGTTTATATTTCTAAAATCTTGGATAAGTTTAAATGTTACATCGCCACTTGTTAAGTCTATTTGCATATCGTTTATTATATATCGCTTATCTCTTATTACTAACCTATCATTTAGCTTTATGTTGCTTAAAATTGATACCGGTAAGTTTGCCTTTATAGTTACAAATCTACTTTTTGGATTGTATAAATTTGTAAGGTATTGCGAGTAGTACTGGAAGTAAATACCTCGTTCAATGTTTTCATTTAAAAGCGTTGATTGGTCGTTACCAAAGTTCAAAGAATAGTTTATACTACCGAACAATAAGTCTTGCCCAAATGGAATGTATGTTAAAACGTTGTTCGTACTTGTGCCGTTGTTAAAATGAAACGAGCAACTCAACTTGTTATATTTATATAGCAGTATAGGCTTTGGAATATATGGTTTAAAGTCTGGTGCTGGTGTTAAACAATAACCAACTTGTAAATTAGTACTTGTAAACTTATTAAAGTTTAAGTTTTCAAAAGGTAGTTTAATTATGTAGTCGCCACCATCGTATGTATAATTGCTGTTTAAATCTCCGTACTCACGTGTGTATAAGTCGTAAAATTTACGATTCATAAATGATTGTGATTGCTCGTGTTCAAATGAAATTCTTTTATACAATGGCATTCTGTCAATTGAAACATCTGTTTTGTCCGTGTACTTTGTTATGTCTCTAATTGTTCCAGTTGCGTACCAAGTTTCTAAAGGTAAAAGTTCGTAAGATGTAGCAGATGCAGGAATACAAGCCATATTAAACTGCTTTAAAACTCCACTAAAGAAATCTGCTACTTTCATATCTGGCATATTAGATGCTAAATCAACCTCTGCAGTTAATACCGTAGGATTTAAAGAACAATAGTTAA